AAGGAGTGTGGTTATGGCATTAGTACCTGATCAGAAATTTAGTACCTTCCAGAACGGAGGGGACGTCACGCCAGGGGACACGGTTGTCGGACTGCGTGGTGGAATTAACACGCGCTTCCTGTACACAGGCGAATTGCCTCCTGGCTATATAGTGCCAATTGACCAAGGCGGTACTGGCTCAGATACAGCGGCCGGCGCTAGGGCTAATTTAGGTTTAGGCACAATGGCTGTGCAAAATGCTAATGCCGTAGCCATTACTGGAGGAACTGCTGCTCTTGATTCAGGTCAAGTGGTAGCTGCTCCTGTGAACCCTACTGATTTAGTCAATAAAGCCTATGTGGATGGAATTGCTACTGGAGTTCAAAGTGTCGTTGGCACAGCCAATGAGATTGATGTAGACAGCACTGATCCTGAAAATCCAATCGTCAGTATTTCGCCTACCTATGCGGGACAAACTTCAATTACCATATTAGGTACAATTGTGACGGGCGTTTGGAATGCTTCTCCAATTGACTTAACGGCCTATGTAACAGAAATCTTGCCTATTCCAAATGGGGGTACCGGAGTTGCGTCTGTGACATTAGTACCTACAGCAAGTTCTTGGGCTGGCTGGGACGCGAACCTGAACATGTCTGCAAATAACTTTTTGGAAGGCACTACACTAATCACTACAGCAGGTGCCACAACTACTCTTACAGTAGCCAGTGCTAAGCAGCAGATTTTCAGTGGTACAAACTTCCAGAACGTGACTATGCCAGTAGTGGCTACCTTGACGAACGGACAGTCTTATCGATTGATTAATGACTCAAGCAATGCTCTGTTTGTGTCTTCTTCTGGTGCTAACCCGATTGTAACAATGCAGCCTTTTACTCAGACTGTACTTACTTTCAATGGTATTGCTGGAACCACAGCTGCTTCATGGGACTTGCAATACACAAGTAACACGATTGGAGTACAGTCAATCACTGGTACCGCCAATCAGGTGATTGCATCTTCACCGACTGGCAATATTACTCTTAGCCTACCTCAAGATATTGCGGCTACGTCCAGTCCAGCATTCAATAGCTTAAAGCTAACTGGTGGTATAATCACCGATACGAATGGTAATACTGTATGGAAAATGAACGCCACACCTAGTGCAATTAACTATCTTCAAACGGTTAATAGCGGCACAGGTACAGCTGTCCAGTTATCTGCGGCTGGTTCAGATCCAAATATTCAAATCACTGTACTTCCTAAAGGAGATGGGGCATTTGTAGTAGGCTCTACAGCTACTGTTAACCAGCACATTTTCTATAGTGGTGCAGCTTATCAACATCAGACAATATTCAGTTATCCTAGTTCTGCTGCCACTAGAGCAGTAGCCTGGCAAGATGCTGGCGGTACAGTTGCGTATTTGAGTGACATTGTTGCTAATGGAACAGTTAATCCTGGAGCGATTAACCAGCTTGCTTACTATGGAGCTACAGGTAATGCAGTTTCAGGATTGCCATTAAGCCCTAATAGCGTACTGGTTTCAGATGGCGCAAGTTTCCCAAGCTTAAGTACTACTTTGCCAAACGGATTGGTTATGGGCACTCCTGCATCAATTACCTTAACCAATGGAACTGGATTGCCTGTGGGAGGAATCAGTGCCACGGGAACTCCAAGCAACACCACTTATCTTCGTGGAGACGGCTCTTGGCAGACACTAGCTCCAGGTGGTGTAACATCAGGTCAAGGTACAGCAAATCAAGTTCTCGTCAATGGCACATCAGGAAGTGCGCAAACTGGTGCGTTAGTATTTACATTGCCTCAAAGCATTGCCACCAGTAGTGCGGTTCAATTTGCCTCAGTGAGATTGTCGAACACTGGTATATTAGATGCGAACAATAATTCCATGATAGGGCTGAGTGCTACAGCCTCAGCGGTAAACTACTTTACCTTCACTAATGCAGCAACCACAGGTGTTCCTGCCCTAGATTTCACAGGCTCCGACACGAACGTCAATGGTATTTATCGCTGTAAAGGTACTGGTGTTCATATCATGGTTTCTGCTTCCACAACTCCCTGGCAGATGAGAAGTGGAACATCCTCTCAGCATTGGACTAACTTTACATTCGCTAATACGGCAGCTACTCGTAACGTCACCTGGCAGGACGCAGACGGGACTGTAGCTTATGTGGCGCAATTACCTTCGGTGGCAAGCACTACATTAACTAATGGTCAGCTATGGATTGGTTCTACTGGAAATCCTGCTGTAGCTGCCACGTTGACTGCTGGTGCAGGGATTTCTATTGCTAATGCAGCCGGCTCTATCACGATTTCTGGTACGGGTTCAGGTATTGGATGGACTGAGGTTACTGGAACATCTCAAACAATGATTCCGGATAGCGGATGGATTACTAATAACGGTTCATTAGTCACCCTAACTTTACCGACTACAGCTGCTTTAGGCACAGCTATTAGTATCGTAGGAAAAGGCGTAGGAGGTTGGAGAATTGCTCAGAATTCAGGGCAAACCATTATTATTGGTAATGTTTCATCTGCCACGGGGACGGGAGGAAGTGTTACTTCTCAAGCAGGTACAGATTCAGTGAATCTAATATGTACTACCGCCAACACTGTATGGACAGCAACAGGCGCACCTCAATCTGCTGGATTAACTATAGTATAGGAATTGTTATGGCTAGCAATAACGCGGTAAACACTACTTTAAGTGGGCAATCTGGAACGGGGGCATTCGCAGGAAATTTGAGCCCAGCATTGACAACGCCTAGAGTTATTAATGGCCTTTATGATTCCAATGCTAATGCCATGTTTAGCTTTAACCCAGTAATGTCAGCGGTTAATAATTTGAATATTATTAATTCAATTACTGGACAACCTCCTCAATTAACTGCTGTGGGCGCTGATACTAATATTGGAATGTACTTAGCTTCCAAAGGCAGCTATCAAATTACTTTATTTGGTGCATTAGGTGGTACTAATCCTTTATTACTTGTCAATGGAACAGGATATCAACATGTAACCGCTTTTAATTTTGCGAATACACCCGCGGTACGAACAGTAACGTTTCAAGACGCAGATGGAACATTAGCATATCTGGCGGATAGAGATTGGGTGCGTATAGGGACGGCGAATGCGAGCAACAGCGCAGCGATAACATTTACCGGATTAACTGGTTATACCAACTATATGCTTGTTTGGGATTCATTATTTGCTGGAACCAATGGGGCAACGCTTGCATTCCAGGGTTCTGTTAATAATGGCTCATCATGGCTTAGTTCTGCTCCAGCTTATTATCAACAATCTTGTTTTTATACAGGAGCAACTGTAAGTGCGGGTAGTGATATTATCACATTAACTTCAGCTGTACTTTCTAGCTCCTTAAGTAATATCGGGACAAACGTTTGCGGTGGATCTTTAGTGCTTGCGAACCTAGCCCTTACAACAGGAAGCCGACCCACAGCAGTGGGTATGACGCAATATGTTAATACTACCCCAACCATCGCTGGAATGAATTATTGGTTCCAAATCCGTGATCCAGGTTCCCCAGTAAATGCTATCAGAATTTTTATGTCTAGTGGAGTCATTGTAAGTGGCACCGTTCAGCTTTACGGGATGAAATAATATGAAACAGATAATCAATGGTGTTGAGGTGGAGTTAACATCGGAAGAAGAAACAGAATATGTACAACGTCAAGCAGACTGGGAAGCTGGTAAATCTCAACGTATGATTGACGATTGGACACGGGCTTTAGAAAAAGAAATTAATGACAAAGCAGCTGAGAAATCGTACGGCAGTGGGGTTTCTTGTACATCATATAAAGATAGCACTAACCCTCAATGGGCAGCTGAAGCGAAGGCATTTATCGCTTGGCGTGATTCAGTTTATACCTATGCCTATGATTACTTGGCTAAATCTCAAAGCGGTGAAATTCAAAATCCCAATGTAGAAAATTTTCTTTCAGGAGTTCCTGTAATCAGCTGGCCTAATGCCATTTAAGGAGAAATTATGGCTACAAATAATGCGTTGAATAATAATCTTTCAACATGTTCAGGACTTCCCGTTCCAGGAGGATTAACTGCTTCTGGAACTCCATCAAGTAGCACCTTCTTAAGAGGAGATGGAGCATGGGCTACACCTTCAAGCTTAGCTGGGACAGTGACAGTTCAAAGATTTACTTCAGGTTCTGGAACTTATACACCTACTGCTGGAACACAATTTATTATTGTAGAAATGTGTGGAGGTGGTGGGGGTTCAGGAGCTGCTACCGCAACGACTGGAACAATTGCTATAAGCGGCCCTGGTGGTGCAGGAGCTTATGTTAAATTCAAGATGACAGCTGCCCAAATTGGTGCTTCATTATCTTATGCAGTTGGAGCTGGTGGCTCTGCGGGGATAGGTGGCGCGTCACCTGGTGCGGGTGGGACAGGCGGTGCAACTACGTTTGGTTCTTGGACTGCTAATGGTGGTACAGGAAGTGCTGGAGCTGCTGCTGGAACTACTCAATCCAATGGTGGTTCATCAGGCACTATTACCAATGGAACAGGTACTTTGATATTAAGTAACAGAGCAAACTCTGGAAGTTGCTTTGTATTCAGTACAGGCTCAGTTTACATAATGAATATTCATCAGGGTGGAACTAACTTCTTATCTGTTCCGGCTGGAAATTATATTGCATCTGTTATCAATACGAGCGGTGGTGGAGCTACAAACGGAAACGGCTCATTACCTTCTGGTTACGGATATGGATGCTATGGAATTTGTGCTTATAGTGGCACAGGTGGAGCAGGCATGCAGGCTAGCGGCAATTTGGGTGTAGCGGGGATTATTATCGTAACAGAATACCAATAACCATTTATTAACTAACCTAGAGGAGTAAATGTTACTGCATTACAAGCTGCTTGTACTGCTAATACATTAACTGTAACATTTAGTGGCAACCCTGGAGGGGATGCTGTAATCAACTATTGGATCTACAGAACTTAAGGAAAAGACATGACTTTAAATGATTTGCAAGACAGAAAAGTACAATTAGAAGGTTCAATCGCTCAAGCAACTAACCAAGTGTTCGTTCTACACGGGCATAAGCAGGAAGTTGAATACCAGATTCAACTAGAAATGGAAAAAACTGCCGAGAAAGAAGCTGACAAGCTTGCAAATTCTGAGCGACCGCCTATACAATAAACTGATTAAATGGCTTGCAACCGCTTATTTATATGGATTGTCCTCCAATACATAACTTGTAAGCCATTTATCCCTACTCATGTACCTTAGACGTACAAGGAGCATCCGAGGTCGTTAAGATGGCCTCTGCTTATTATTCCCCTATGTCCCCTTGAGATATCTTTTTTTCGCTCATTTTTTCATCAATTTCAATGATATACTGTCTCTGATGCCCTAGGTTTTTACCCTATATTCTCCCTGATATTTTCCCTAGAGGCATCACCAGACGTAAACCCTGCCATGGAATGGGCGAGAAAAATATGGTTGAATCGGGTAGTGTGGTAAAACGCCACACGGAATCAAACGAACAAATTGCAGCCATGGATTGGCTAAGAGCACAGCACCCCTTTATTGCAGAACACACGCTACATATAGGCAATGAGAGGAAAGCCAGCTATTACGCTGGCTATATTATGAAGCGTATGGGGGTACTAAAAGGTGCTAGCGATATTTTTATGGCATGGCCTAATGGTGGATTTCATGGTCTATTTATTGAGGTTAAATCTAAGATTGGTAGACCAAGTGCTGAGCAAAAAGCATTCATCCAGCGGATGAGAGACAAAGGATATAAGGCAGAAATTTGCTATGGTGCTGATGAAGTTATCAACACCATGCGCGAATACATCAATTACCAGGGGATATCATTATCTTCAATGCCAGCCTCATAAGATTTATCTTTTGGCGCAGCTGCGTGTACTTTAGTTTTAGGCATAAGCTGAAGGGTATTTGCTACTATAAAATGCTTAGTTCGCTCCTGACCATTCCCATCTGTGTACTTTTGGTTATCCATTTCGCCTTGGATATACAAGCAATCACCTACGTTCACATACTTCTCCGCAATTTCTGCAACCTTTGCAAATGCTGTAACGTTATGCCAAGTAGCTTTTTCTTGTTTTTCGCCATTCTTAACGAATTTTTTAGAGGTAACGATACTAATATTCGTAATTTTAGTCCCTGTAGAGGTGGTTTTGGTATCTATTTTACCAACTCTTCCTAGAACCGTTCCTTGATTGACCATGGTAGATATCCTTATTTAGTTAATTTCAATAAAAAATGATGTGCGGCTTCCCAATCCATGTCATCAATAGATTCTACTTGGTAATATTTCAACGCTTTCTTAAGTCTATCTTCAGTAAATCCTGTTTCCTCAATGAGCTGTTTAATCTTAATATGCAATTGAGTCGCTTCTTCTCTAGTTTGCTCCACTGCCTGTGGTTCTTCGCGTGGCGGAGCTTCTTCTCTAGCTTCTTGATTCTCAGGCTTAACAGCATGTCCATTAAGTATTTCAGCATTGGTGGATCCTTTTTTAGCCATAACATCATGTTTAAGAACTTCAGTCCTGGAAGGCTTTGACACCGTATATTCTGCATCAATATAGTCTTCTACTTCCTCACGTGATTTAATTCCTTTCAGTGCATCAGGAAATGCATCACGCAATCCGAATCCTCTAGCGCGAAGTTTCAACATACGGTCAGGGTATTGATTCCATACACCGCCCTTAGCTAGTA